GCCTAAAATCGTGGTCGTACCGAGAACGCCGTAAGTGCTGTCGCCTAAAATCCAGACATCGTAGGTCTCGTACATCGCGTCTTGTAATCCGTAGGTGTAGGTCACAATATCACCCGATGTTATTGTAAAATCAATTGACTGAATAAAACAATCCTGCACTATCCCCACGCTCGGCGCAACAACTTTTATCTTGTCGCCGATGTTCAAATCCATAAAAGCGTTGATGAGATAATCCGTGTAGTAAGAGCCAGATGTGCCAGGTGTGCCAACATTGGGACGAATAATGCTCGTATCGAGTCTGTTCGCAATCAGCGTTATGCTGTTTATAGTGGTGTGTTTCGCCTTGTGCCGGTCTAACAATGCAACCGCGATGTCGGTGGTTTCGAGCGGGTTATCCTGGTAAGGCAGGTCGAGGTTTAGCGTGCGTGCGCCGTCATTCGCAACCAACGCTTCGTCTTCACGCAATATCTCAACCGGGCGGTAGATATAAACGCCCTTGCCACGTGCCTGTAACTGCGTGACGTATCCTGTTATTGCGCCGGTATTGGTCAACGTGTAATCGACACCGTTTGCGCCATAAACCGCCGTCACGCTCAAGTCACTGGTAATGTTCGAGCCTGATTCGTCTTCTTCCGTGTTGAAGATGTAATCCGTCCCAGACACAGGCGCAACTGTGGATAGAGCGGCAACTGTTTGCGCTTCCTGGTTTGGATCACGGAAACGCCCCTTCATCGTGACAGTCTGATACGCGCCGATTTCAAGCGGTCGTTCAAGCGCAAAGAGCACCACGTCGCTTGTGTCAACTTTGCGAGGGTATGCTTTTGAGTCCACCTGGTTGTAGTAGGATTCGGCGTGCTTTACTTCAACTCCACGGTAGTTGTTGTTGAACACCGCGTCAACCGTAGGAAATTCGTCTTGTGTTTCTCTCACGTCACCGGCTTGCGTAATTCGAGTGTCACCGGCTTGCGTAATTCTGATATCAGCAGTCGGGCTGTCGATAACACTTACTTGCGCTAACGCCTTGCCGGAACGAAAGCCCCGATTTTCAACTGTCAGCACTTCATCGGAATCAGTTGTTTGCTTGACATAGACATAACCCAACTCGGATAAGGTCGCTTTACTGACTTCCTGCATCGCCCGTGTTTTATCGCGCAAGGTGTCAAACACGCTTTTGAAGGTAGAACGCCCCGTACCATACGACACAGAAAGCGGTTGAATCGGCATATTTGCGAGAATGAGCGCGACAACCTGCTCCAGTCGTTTGTCAGTGGTATAGGCAGGCAGGTCGAGTTGGTGAATAGCCATCTGCTCCATGTAATCGAGCACCTTGACCCTCGTCACCGTCATGAATTGCGTTGTGTCGATCTCGATACCATTAGGCGGCACAACGCCATAAAAGCGGGTGCGAGTCCGCCCCTCGTAGGTCAACCGCAGCCGGAATTTCATCCCCGACTGGAATCCCGACATACAATTCGCGTGACCTGGAGTAAAGAGATTATTCACGTTATGCAGTACAAGCGTCAATTGTCCGGTTGAAGCGACTCTGTCAATTGGATTCGAGCTTCGTATTCCCATCGAACCAGTGATACCAGCCGCTTGAAGTCGGTAGTCATTCAGGTCAACCCACTTACCTTGCAGATAGAACTCGCACGCTATCGAGTCGTATTTCATTATACGCCCACCATCAACAAAGCGTCTCTGACCGCCAGCGCAATATCAGACGCGGTAGGCAGCCTTCCGAGTGCTGCTAACAGATCGCCATTGCCTCCGCCTAACATTGCACTGCTTGACGCGTTAGAATAGACTCTGCCATTCGTATCAGGGATAAACAATTCTGGGCCCGCTTCGCCAACGATGTAAGGTTGACCGGCTAACTCGTAACCGCCCATCGCGTGACCAGTTTCGGTAACAGGTAAATACCCTCCTCCAAAACTGGGAATCGACCCACGAGTCTGAATGTTGACCCAGACGTTATACTCCTTTTCAAGGTCATCAAGCGCGCCCTGCAAAGTGTCTACCTCCGCTTGCGCTTCAGCAATGCCCGTAATCTGGAAGGTGTATTCTTCGTCAAAGACAGCAAGCGCCTCTGCGAAACCATCGGGATCGTTGATAAGTTGATCCAGCAGATCACCGGTCGCAAGTTCAATCTTATATTCGAGCGTGTAACTCGTACCCATCAACCCATCAAGTATTTCCAGACGGCTGATCAGGTCATCGCCTTTTAGACCCGCATCACGCAGCCCTTCGACCAGATTATCGCCAACACTTTGATAGAATGTTTGTACCGCCACTGATAGGTTGAGTTCAGCATCGGCTAACTTGCTTGTCAAATCATCAACACCAGCAGCGGCAAGTTGCATCGCTTTGGGCACGCTCGTTCCAATATAATCAGTTGCCTCGCTGACATTGTTCATTGACTCATAAACACGGTCGTTTGCATCAGCCCAATCTTGCGTGCCTTTGGTTGCGTTACCCATCGCTTCGTTCAGAAAGTCGAGCGCAATTTGGTGTTGCTGTGCGGTGATAGCACCCATGCCACTATGAACTCCCATCTCACGCAATAACTCTTTATATTGTGTGCCTGTCACCAATCCAGTTTTCATCAAATTCTGGATCGTGTTCATTGTGGTTTTATAGTCTTGACCGACCGTGATATTTTCAGTCATGGAATCGCCGAGTTCGGTTATTACAGGCGCAAACTCAGCAAACGTGGTCGCTAATTGCAATTTGATAGCATCGCCTAAATTGGCAAACGCAGATTCCATCATCATTAACTTACCGGCTGATGATTCTGCAATACTTCCGACCCTTGCTATCTGGTCTTCTGCTTGTTGTAGGAACGCTTCTTTGAACGCGTCATTTGCGCTCATTCCAGCATCTTCTAACGCTTTTACTTTTTCCGCGAACCCGTCAACGCTAACGCCCAATGCGTCGAACCGCATTGTTGTTTGGTTCGTGAGCGTTAGAACCAACTGGTTCATATTCATACCCAACGCGCCAGCTACTGTGGATAAGCGCACCGCTTCGTCGTGGGATTTTGCCAAACCGAGAGCCATCAGATCGCCTGCAGAACCCATCAATTGAGCGTCTGACATCATCCCTCTGGTCGCGTTCTTCAGGTCGCCTAAAAGCAATTCAGACGTAGTGCCGATTGACTGGCTCAACCTGTCGAACTTGATGGCGGCATATTCAATCGCTGCACCTTCGCTCGCGGCGGCATAAGCCTGGCGGATTCCTTCGCCTAATTTGCTTACGATTTCAAGAGCCTGGTTGAATCCAGTTACCAACATACTGAAATCAAGACCTTGACCGCTCTTTTCAATACTTCGAGCGGTTTTGTCTATTTGATTTTCAGCATCCTTTAGACCCCTCTGAAGCCCAGAAGTGTCTGCCCCAATACTTGCGAAAAGACTCGCGATTCGTATTGCCATATTATTTCACCAGCGTCTTTCTCGCTTTACCCAAGCCGTCTCTCACTTGCAACCATTCGGTCCAATCCGCAACCGAGAGCGCGTCTACATAGTCCAACGTCCACCCTGTCTCTTTCACAAGTTCCCACCGCCAAAATTCCCACGGCATTCCCTGCTTTGCGACAATTGCCATATAGACGCGCCCGCTTAGTTTTTTACGTTACTGAAGTCTGTCCGCTCTTTGTAAGAATCAATCATGCCCGCTTCAATGTGTTTGAAATCAATCGGGTTGAGGTCTAACAACTCATCAACGCTCATCCCTGTGACTTTCGCCATAAGGTTGCAAGCGACTTCATTCGCGTCAAGAGTTCTGTCGAAGAGCTTTAGATATTCCCGCTGGGTAGTCTTCGTCCAGTCGTAGTTGACTTCACGTCCGTCTGATAGTGTGACCATGTGCTACGCCTTCGGCCCGTTCTTTTGGAAGGTGCAGGAAATCTCAACCACATCGGCGTAAGGGACGTTGATCTTCGCGCCCATAGCGATGGCTGGATAAATGTCCTTCTGCTTGCCAGATGCAGTACCTTCAGGGTAGACGGTCAGTGTGCCGCCTGTTCCGGCTTCAAGCGCACTAACAAGTGCCGTGCCTGCCGACTGGTACAAGCCTGACCATTCGATCGTTGCATCCTTGATTGTCGCAATGTAGGTTTTGTCGGTATCAGCGCCGGCAGTGGTTTCAGCCAGGTCGATGTTCGGATTGATTGAGAGCGTGCGGAAGTCAGTATTCAAGTTCACCGTACCACCGCTATATACCCAAGTTGCAACTAAGTCTTTTCCAGTAATTTCAGCCATTTTGTTCTCCTATAGCTTTTATGATTTATCCATGCGCACGCGGTAGTAAGCACCGCAAGCCCATGTATGCTTTCCTGCCTCGTCGATTTCTGGCAGTAAAAAATCTTCTTCACGTGCCAGCCAAAAGTTATTCCAGCCGGTCACGGATAAAGTTCCTGATAGCAGGTTGTTGATATGCGCGTCAATTGTTGCCGCTTCCTTCGCGGTGTCTGCATAAGCCCTGACGTAAACAACCTGCTGTACGCTCTCACGCGGTGTGAAATTGTCAGCGCCGCCAGCCGCGTAACTCCAAACCACGTAAGGCAAGGCAGCCCCTTCCGGCGCAACCCCGTGATAAATGCACGTTCCGCCGAGTGCGCCTGTGAGAGCCGTGCCACCTGATAATTTTGTGTAAAGTGCCGCGTTGAGCGCGTTGTAAGGTGATGTCATTTCAACAGCCCCTCTTTCAGTAATTGCACAAGGCGATCCGACCCTTTTTCAACCGCAGGCTTCAGAAACGGTCTCGCAGCCATTTTGCGCGTGCCCATTTCAACGTAAGCGGCATATTCAGCGGTGTATTCGACATTCACAAAATCACCGTAGGATTCGTTCACCCTGCCACTCCCACGCAAGTAA